CCTGCTTTGCCAGCTTCCCGTCATACCGCCAGTCCTGTACCTGCCAGGCGGCGCCGAAGCCCACGGCCATGGCCAGCAGAACCAAGGCCAGCTTCTGCACCGGAGTCATACCAGCGCCCGCCGCACGCCTTCGGCCAACACCGCGTCAGGGTAGACATAGCCAGCGTTCTCGTGATGAATGATCGCTTTGACGAAACCGGCCATTACCGGTGCCTGAGCCAGATCAATCTCGGCGCCGGGCTGGGTGCCGGTGTTCGCCTCGACTGCGCGGACGTACGCAGCGGTGTCGTTCTCCACAGACGGTGCCCATCGGCTGATGATTGCCTTCACCGTCTTGAGCCCGTGCTTGCGCTGATAGGTCAGCAGCAACTTGCCCAGGGCGCGGATACCGTTCTCCGGCGTATCGAACCGGGCAAAGCGTTTCTCGATGGCCGGGTCGGGCTTGAGTTGGCCCTGCCATTGGTTGGCCGGAACGTAATCGATGTTTCCGGGGTTGCGGTTGCGCACCCCTCGGGTTTCGGTGATCGGCATGCTTTTCTCCAGGCAATAAAAAACCCGCTCAGTGGCGGGCCTTGGAAGGTTGGTCTCTACGCCGCGGCGGGCGCGTAGTTGTCGTCGTCTGCGTAAAACACGGGTGAATATTCGCTCGCAGTAACCGCGCAGGTTCCATCCTGGTTTGGGGTTATTTCAGTGATCATCGCCGGATACCCAACCTGCTCGCTCGGCCCAAACAGGAAGCGGGCCGGCTCAATGCTGAGGTCGGTAATGATGTCGAAGTCAATTGCGCTGAGCGGCACCATCACCTGGTGGAAGCCCGCCTCCTGCGGTTCGAACAAGCTGGTGACGGTTCCATCATGGCGGCGAATTACAGCCCGGGGCGCAACCATCGTCCAGTCCATCTCTTCGCTCAGCGTGAGCATGTACTTGTCCCCCACCTGCTCCACTTCCATGATCAGAGCGCTAGTGGTGGTGTTGGGGATGTCGTCGGCCAGTGTGATTCGATCAATGTCCTCGAACACCAGCGCATCAAGCTCCGTATCCACTGAGTAAGCCCAGCGGGAGAACTGATACTTGCGCAACTGCCGCATGCCGATGCGCCAGGCGCGCGTTTCGTCTGACACCCCGTCCAGCTGGATTTTGTCGACCTTGAGTCCAAGGCTTCCAGACAGCCGACACTGCACCGTTTCCTTGCGGTTTGTGTACTGGTCCACGTATTCGACATCAACGCCATCGAAGTCGTCCGGGCTGGGCGCGGTAAAGCTGGCGGTCAATTCGCTGGCCATCTCATGTGGCGTGATGACTCCGCGGGGTGGCTGGATGCCCTCTCGCTTCACGCTAAGTAGCCCATTGCCGTTCGACAAATGGGACATCCCGGCGGTGAAGATCCCCTGCAGCATCTCCCGGGCCGGAACGGCCTTTTCATGGGACATGTCGTACAGCTCGCCGCGGGGAGTCCAGTAATCCTGGTCAACCGTGTTGAGCGCATCCATGTCGATCAGCGACTCATCAATTCCCAGGCTCTGGCAGACGTGCAGGGCCGCGCCTTTGATTGAGCGCATCGGCGCGCTGTCATAGATCCGGGTTGGAACGCAGTTAACTTGGCGCTCCGATTGAGCGCTGAGGCGATCGCCGCCGCGCACGTCCATTGTGATGACGGTCACGCCCTCGTAAGACTTTGGCCACGGCAAAAGCGTGCGTAGGCCAAGCCATTGAATGGACTCTCGAGCCTGGCCCCCCATAAGCGGTTCAACCCGGCGCATCTGGAACTCTGGACGCAGCGGGTACGGGAAAACCAGCTGGTGGGTGAAACCGATCTGGTCTGGCGTTGCCTCGACATAAGTGTGGGTAATCGTCGTCCAGGCCCCGCCAATGGCCGCATCCCGCCAGCGAACCTCAACCGACTTCGAGGAAACTTTGATGTTCCCCTGTTTGCTGTAGTAGCACAGGCCGTTGTTGAAGAATACGTCGTACTCGGCCATGGTTGCCAGTTCGTTCTCAGGGCATCCCATGAGGGGGCCGATCCAGTTGACGGTTCCCCCAGGCCCCGTAAATGAGAAGTCCAGCAGGGTTCGAGCAGTGAATCCGCCCCAGCTTGTATCAATAGCGCCGAGATCATTGATGCGGCTAATCGAGGCGGTAAGCCCGTCAATCGAGACAACGCTATAGCGGAAGCCGCGATATCCCAAAGCCAGGCGCTGCTGACCCACGGCCAGCCCAGTGAAAGGTGTACCGTTGTCGAACTGCAAGGTGATGGATGCCTGCTGCTCAGCAGAGCCGCCAGTCGAGGCGGTACCAACCACGTACGTCGGGCCGGAACCAAAGATCGGCACAGGCGCGCTGGTCTGCGAAATAGTGCCGCCCTTGTAGGGGCTCAGCGGCTCAATCAAGCGCAAACGCCCCGAGTTGTCTTGAGCCACCAGGCCGATGCCTGAGAGCTGCGACGTTATGATCGACACCAGGGCGCTCATACTTCCGTAGTTCGCATTCAGCGAAACGGTTTTGGTGACCCCCTGGAAGGTCACGGTCCAGACCACAGCGCTCGAACTGAAGTCGTAGGTGGTTGGGGACGCGCTGGCTGTAACAGAAGAGGGAGCCCCCCCTACCCCAGGCACCGGCGGAACGTAAGGCGTTACGCTGGCAACCATCAGATCCAGATCGGTATCACTGCGCAGAGTCACCTTCATGCCAGCGAACGGCGAAAGATCAGTGAGCGCACCGGCGATCCTGCTATATCCGCCAGCAGTGGAAACGGTGAATGTGTCAGGAGTGACTACCGTAAGCACCGTGCCGGCGGCCCAGTTGTCGGGGAAGCGCGGACTGTTACCCAGCAGGGAGATCGTTGTGCCGCTGATCAGTATCGAGTCAGCCAGCGCGGTAGATTCCGAAGGTGCCGTACTTCCGAGGTCCAGGCCGGCGGTGCCTGCGTTGGTGCCGCCAACCTCTCCTACCGGGTACCAGTTCTGGGCGCGAGGATCATTTGCGAGTGATGCACCCGGTTCGTAGATGCTGAAGGCCACGTCAGAACCGAACGCCGCTACCGGCGTGTCGCCGATCTTGAGTGCGCTGGACGGAAGAAGATGCCGCCCGCGGCCAACGCACAGGCACAGGCTGGTGCGCATCAGGCGCTTGTTCACGAACCTCGAGACCGGTGGGACCAAAAGGTCTGGATACACCTTGGCCTTGCCCAATATCTCGCGAATCGGCGAATTCAGCTTCGCGTGGTTGCCAGTAGCCGTGGCCAGGTCGAGGTCATCGCCCTGCTGCTGCTTCGCGGCCTTGGCCTTCGGCATGCTCATGACCATGATGATGGAAACAGCTGCCAGCGCCACAGCGACCCAGGCCGCGACGGCGGCAGCCGCCGCTCTCGCCTCCGGGAAGATCTTCACCGCGGTATCCGGGCCAACTTCCACCGAATGCCACTGATCCACAGGAACAACTGCATCATTCACTTCAATGCAGATTGGATGCACCGCGCCGATATCGAAGCCTTTAACATTGGCCGCCAGCCATCCAGCCAGGGTAATCGTCCCCTTTACCTGGTGAATCTCCAGCGGCACGCAGTCGCCTTTTTCAATGCCAATCCGGGATGGGTAGATCTCGATCACTTGTAGTACTCCACCCGCACGAAGCGGCGCTTGAGCCTGTGCAGAGGCAGGCAGATGACGTTGTGCTTCTCGGTGATTTCCATTGCCTCAAGGGAGGCATCGACGCGAACGACCACGCCGACGTGGCGCATCTCGCTGCCTTCGTACAGGGCAATCAAGGCGCCCTCCTCCGGCTGGCACGGCGTAAGCGTCGGGAACCACCTGCCGGCCACCTCGACCATGGATCCGTCGCCGGCGCGAATGCGTGCCCACTCCGGCCAGTCCGGCAAACCAAGATCGCGCCGGACCTCCAGCACGAGGCCGTAGCAGTCAACAAACGGCCACACCCTGCCCCCCTCGCGGTACTTGCCCGCAGGGTATTTGTCGTGATCGATCATTATTGGTACCGCATGCCTGGGGCGAATTCGCCGGTGTAGTTGTGACGCAGCCAGAGGGTTTCCAGCAGGTTGAAGTAGCCGGCCACGATCTGCGCTTCGGTCGCTGTGACAGAACCGCTCTTCACTTTGTAGCGAAGGTTTTTCGACGGGTAGGCCAGGTCGGTGCTGATGTACTCCCTGTACACCAGGTTGATCTCCCTGCGGTCTTTCAAGGCGGCCCGCAGGAAGCCGGAAACACTTCCGTCGATGTTACAAAGGGCAAACTTCAGGTCCTGCTTTCCGTCACTACCCCGTTTCGGGAGAGCGATGGAAATGCCACAAGCCAGGAAAGTCGCAGTGCCGCCCGTCTCCAGGCCCACCAGCAGATCCTCGTAACCGTCGGTTAGAAAGTGGCGTGCTACCCCGTCGGTCACTTCCAGGGTGCCGTGCAGAATCTCCGGCCCACCGCTGGAGTAGAGCCGGTTGAGTACAAAGCTTGTCATTGTGGCCGTTCCTTCTCTATCGCCAAATCAGGGAGACTCATCCAAGGAAATTACTCTGGCGCGTAGATGGCCAATCCACTTCGCCCGCGGGCTCCTAAGCTCGCACTCGAACCACTGCGAGCCAGAAACCAGCACGTCCTCGAAGCATGCAATCGACACTGCTCAGGGTCATCAGGATGGGTACAGCGGGGCATACCCGAGGGTTTCACCCGCCGGTCCGGATACCCGGAACTTTGTCGTTGGTGTTCCGCTAGCGGCGCCAGCAATAGCGCTTCCCAGCAGCAGGCCTCCACCAAGAGAGCCAAGAGCGTTGAGAGTCGCACCTGCATCCTTTCCGGCAAACCCAGCACCTGGCGTGAAGGGCACGACCGAGTTGTAATAGATGGAGCTTGTATCGTAGGCATACATGCACCATGCGACCGGGGAATCACAGATCGTGCCGCTCGCCACCATACGAGCTGAGCCCGTGGTTGCCATCGAAGTAAGGCAGCCAAATATAGACCCCACTTGCACAGATACTGTTGAGTCGCCACCGAACTGGATACCCGCGCCAGATGCGCCGGAAATGCTCGGGCTCAAAATGCGGATTCCCTTGCCAGTCCCGACTATCCCCTGCTCAGAGCCGCCGCGAGTGGTCGGCGTCATGTCGAAACCATTGATTCGCCCGGTACCGCTCTCACGGANNCAACGCCATATGCAACCGCCGTTAACGTTACGCGGGCCCAGCAGTCAATCAAGCTCCCAGATGACGCGCAAAGAATTTGGACGCCACCGGTTACCGCGCTTCGCCAGTTTTCACCGGTAACGTCAAGCCAGCAGCCAAACGTATCGAATCCGACAGCGTTGGAGATTGCCCCTGCTGCGCCGCAGTTCTTGGATACCAGGCGTGTAAACCCCGAGAAACTGCAAGACTCAATTACGCCGCCCGTGTCAAAGCAGTTTTCCGCATAAGCGTCGGTGTTTGTTGAGTAGGCGCTTGAGCAAAAGAACCCATCAGCAGGGCGCGCAGCTGTTCCGCCGTTGATGGCCTTGCACCGCGTCGTGTTCACGCGGACCCCACTGCCTGAAGTCGCAATACAGACGCCGGGGATTTGCGAAGGCGCCACTGGAGATCCGATAACGTTGCGGCCGGTGCATTCGATGAGTTCGCAGTCCGTTCCCGATGAGATCTCGATAGCGATAGTGCGCGTGGTGAGCACGCCTGTTCGGTTGAATGAGTTCGAATCTACGTCAAGACCGGTGATCTTGAGTCCTACCGGGTTCGCCGAGCGGAACGTGGTCTCATGCGACGTATTCGCCTGCGAGATGATGGTGAACTGCCCTGTGATACCGTTTATCACACGCCCCGCCGGAGACGGGAATGTCATGCCCCTGGACACAAGGAATTTTCCAATGCCGGCCAAATTAAGGCTGCTATTGTGAAACCTGTCCAGCGCATCCGCGTCGTTGGTTACGCCGTCACCCATAGCCCCGGCAGCCTGATACGTCGCGAACCCCGTATGCTTCATCCGGTAAAGCAGTCCGGCATTTGTGCGGATGGTGTCGAAGTCGTTTGCCACCGTTGTGATGTCGGAGAAGTCGGCCTCGTACTCGGTGTTGATGATTGGGCCGCCAGTGCGATACCGGGAGAGCTTCACTTCTGTAGCGGGCGTGGTCGAGGGCATCGTCTTCAGCACGGCCAATGTCGATACCATGCGTTGGCCACCAGGCAGCAGGCTGATGCCTTTGTCGAGCGCGGTCGATGTCAGCTCATTTCGCAGAACACCGTCACCAGCAACAAGGAACTTCGGCTCGTCGATGGCCCAATTGCTGACCGTTGTGTAGGGCAGCACCAGCGAAGGGCCTGGGCGATAGTAGTTTCCGTTCCGGCTGAACACCTGGTTCTGTGCCCCGATCGTGATCGGGCCAGACGCATAGTCGCCGAGAAACTGAAAGCCTTGGTTTAGCAGGAAGTTGGCGAACTGCTTTTCAAGCCCCGCCCAGCTGAGGCGGATTACGCCCAGGCGGTCAATCCAATTTAAATTGGGCGCATTGACGGCAACGTCGAAATTTTCGGCATTGTCTTTCAGGTCGCGGGGATCAGATGAGCCGTTCGGAAGCACTGGGTTCAAGGTGGCAAAAGTTGTCATCTCAAACCTCGTCGGCGATCTGTTGGGCAAGCGCTTTCTGATCTTCGCTCAGCTCTTCCGGAGGGTTGATTGTGGCCGCGATCAAAACTTCATCACGGAACACCTCGGAAATAGTTTGCTTCTGTCCGCTCACGGTGCCGTCCGCGTGGATGCGAACGAGCACTTCATAGGGACGAATGCTTTCAGTAAGTGCCATATCAGCTCACCGTGGTGGTTGTGTTTAGGATTTGCCAGACGCTACCGTTGCTGCGGCATCGCTTCGGGCCGCCGGTGGCGTTTGTGACATCTATTTCGAAACCGGAGAACGCACTGGCCGCCGGCAGGCTGGCCAGAAGGTATTGGCCAACCAGAACGGGCCCCTGAACGGCCAGCGAGGTGGTGAAGGTTGGCGCATTGAGAAATGCGAACTCACTCCATGCCAGCGGAGTTCCGGCACTCTTCACGCGTACGAAGGTTCGATTGCTGGTCAGCTGAGTCCAGTACTGCGCCGCATACTGTCCGTTCGGGTGCTGATTGTGGATGCCGCACCCCTGCCCTGCCGCGGTGCCAGCCCCAATTGGGACGTTCGTGGTGGCGGCGGTGCTGTTAAAAAACTCCGTGAATGCCAGGCTGTTCAGGTTTCCGGATTCGGTGATGTTGACCCCGCCAACACCAAAATCACCTACCCCTAGTGCGCTGAGGTTGGTGCGGGCTCCGGCTGCGGTAGTAGCGCCAGTACCTCCTAGCGCTACGCTGACAGATGATAGGGTTGCCAAGGAGCCTAGGCCAAGATTCGATCTGGCTCCTAAAGCGGTGCTTGACCCGGTACCGCCGTATGCAATCTCAAGCGATACCGTAAGCCCGGTAATCCGGGTGATGTCGCTATTGGATCCGCTCTTGGCCAAGCCAGCCCGAAGCTGTGCAGCTGTTGCCCTTTTCGAGACCCCTCCCTGCACCACCGGGACAAGCTCGGCGCCAGCGATATCGGTCGCAATAGGAAGAGCAGATATTGTCTTGCTCATACAAGAATTTCCTCGCCGGATTCCGTGATTATGTTTTCGCCGGTTTCTGTTAGAAGCGGATCCCCAGACTCAACGAATCGTGGCCAATCGATATTCATGGCAATGTCGAAGATGTTCATTCCAAGGATGAATTGCGGGGCATAGACCGCCCAGCCACCGGTGAGGATTGGCCGCTCCCACAACTGAAGCGTTGCGCTGATGGTCCAACGATCAACCCCGAACAGCTCGGGGCCGTCGTACATCTCCAGAAAGTGTGCCTTGTAGGGTTGAAGGCCCTGCGGGCTTCTCAGCTCGCACTCGAACCACTGCGAGCCAGAAACCAGCACTTCCTCGAACCATGATTCGAAATACTGAGCCTCGGCACCGCTTAGGTTCCAGATGACCTTGACGTTCGTCGGTACCGACGAGTAATTCCGTCGGTATCGAGCTCGCCCTGTCTGCATGGCCGTGGCTTTGAAGGGGCTCACAGGGTTGAACCCGTACCCATCCCGCAGCGGGTACGGGAGTTCCTTTGGGTACTGAATCATCGTGCAGCCCTTCCCATGCCGAGCATCTGTTGAATGGCTTTGGCGCCTTTTCCGTTGTCATTGATGTTTGCAACGAACTGATCAATCACCCATCGGCCATCATCCATCCGCGACTGGCTCTGCCCAGCTTTGCTGGCATCCTCGATCACGTTTACCACTGGAGCTGCACCGACCTGCGCCCTTGCTACTGCATCCGGCCCTGTCCCTTTGGCGCCCGGCCGGATCGGCGCGACGTTGCCCTTGCGCAGCGCTTCAACTGCCGCCACCCCTCCGTA